CACGTGCAGAACAGTTAGCATGCACAAATCAGCTCGATGAGATGGGTGTATGAAAAAACTAATAGCATGGATTCTTAACTTGTTTGATACTAGAACAGAGTATGAAAAACAAGAAAAAGAGCGAGCTCTCGAAAGTATCAAAAAACTCGAAAAAACACATCACATATACGTCGGTAGACGTGGTAGTGTATCAATCATCAAGAAAGGTAAAGATGAGTTATAAAAATAAGAAAATAATATTAACTGACGTAGATGGCGTCTTGCTTGATTGGGAGTATGCGTTTGCAGTATGGATGCAAGAACGTGGGTATGTAATGAAAGAAGATGCAAAGCTCACATACTACATTCACTTAATGTATAATGATCTAGAACACGACGAAAGTAAGAAGTTAGTACGCTTGTTCAATGAAAGTGCGGCTATGGGCTTTGTACCAGCACTGCGTGACGCTGTATACTATGTTAAACGTTTACATGAAGAATACGGATATGTGTTTCACTGTATCACTAGTATAAGCAAGGATGTTAATGCGCAGAAGTTACGTTCAATGAATCTTAATAAGTTGTTTGGTGTTAGTGCATTCGAAGAGATTGTTTGTTTAGATACAGGTGCAGATAAAGACGAAGCACTTGAGAAGTATAGAGATAGCGGTCTCTTTTGGATTGAAGACAAAATTTCAAATGCAGACTTAGGTCATGCAATTGGATTGAAATCAATACTATTTGAACATGGACATAATATGCATCACGAATGCGATTATCCAATAGTTAAGAATTGGAAAGAAATCTTTAATATTATAACCAGCGCCAGCCACTAACGCCACGCTTAATTAAACCCCCAATTGCTTCAGGGGTTATGTTATATGTTGCTGCCGCATCCTTCCTGCTATCAAATATCTCACCAGTAGGAGATATGCATTTCTTCCTGCCATATCTACTTAATTTTTCTTTTGTTTCAGCAGAATGCGGCTTTTTATAATTTATTAGTCTGCCCAACACAAAATTGTTGGGCTGTGTATTTTCTGGCACATATATATTATCAACACCATTATTATACCATCGAATAGTTTGTTCGGTAATTGCAGATCGACCATACATAGAATTTTTTGAACCCGACGTATTTCTCTTTTTAATTCCATCGTGATATGCCTGACACATCGACATATCACCACCATCACCCTCTTCTGGTTTAAGATTGGCAAAACTCTGATCTGCAACTATATTCCATAACGAAGAATAATATAATCCTTGCTGTTTTATTTCATCTTTGTTGTTCGATTCAAATATAATTGTAGTAGTTACATCATTGCCATGCAAATTTATATGTCTGGACCAACGTTTACCAGAGCCTTTGTATATGTATGGATCTTGTATTGTTTTACCTAAATATTTTAAGCCAGTTATATTGTGTGTTTTTAAATATAAGTATATCATATACTTATTTATGAAGATAAACCAGAAAACGTTTATTCTGGTTTATCTTTGAGTTAATTACCCATTCGGATTAGCTTCGTTCCACATTTCTTCGGCAATAATAAATTCACGAACAAAACCACTACGTACAATATCATCGTGATTAAAGTAAACACTACGGAATGACGGTATCATTGCCGCAATCTTCACAAACTTAGCAAAGCCACTTAAATCATTCTTTTTACGATGTAAATCATTTTGTGCAATATCACCACAGTAGATAAGTTTAGAGTGTTGACCAACACGTGTTGCCACTGTTGATAGTTCTTCGTAGTTTGCATTTTGGAATTCATCAAAGATAACAATACTATTATCCCATGTTACACCGCGAATGTTACCGGTAGTGTGAAATTCCACAATGCCCGCTTCTTTTAAGAATTTATACTGGTTTGTTTTTCTGAATAAATCATTAAACAGTTGTGTATAAGGCAATTCGTAAATTGCATTCTTTTCTTCTTGTGTGCCAGGTACATATCCTTGCTCTCGAGCTTGAACTGCACTACGTACAATAATTATTTTCTCATATCCGTTGACTTTATCTAGTACATCACACAATGAAAGATATAATGCAATAAAACTTTTACCTGACCCAGCCGATCCGGCTAATATCATGGAATAGTCATCATTCCACATATCAAAAACTCGTTCTTGGTTTGTTGTTTTGGGACTTACATTTACTAAATCATGACTTGAAAATTTCTTTTGGTTATATGCGGTTGGTATTGGTATTGGGTTGCTATCTATAAATCTTACGAATTCACGTGCTTTTGTGCTGGTACTGCTTCTGCGTTTTGTCATAGTTCACCATTGTTAGTTAATTAGTTATTAATCGTGCGGTGTGGTAAATGTCGCGCCACTGTTAATTAAAGGTTGGTTGAATTTATAATTGTATTTGTGAATACAGTAGTGCAGAGTTTAATTGAGACTGTCCGAATATGCCTTCTTGTAGTGTCAGTGTATTAAAACCGTTGTCGTCTGAGTGTACAATTTATTAAACTTATGCCGATCTCTGTATCGCTTTGTCCTCCTATGTTAAATTTATTTAACTATAAGAAAATAGCTGAAAGTGCTCAGTTATATCAGAGATTTAATTACTAAATACTGAGCTAAGAGATCCACTCTGCATAAATTCTATTAGCAGTATCCCATCTAGCCACAGCCAACTTATATCCAAATAGTGCAGAAAACTCTACATGTTTTTCTATAGTCCATGGGTAAAAGTCTATGTTATTACATTCATCGTTATTGTGATCTGCTAGCCCGGGATTGCAACGCCAGTATATTCTACTCTTAGGTTTAAGACATTTAATTACACAGGCAATTTGATTCAATATAGTTTCTTCCGAGCCAAAGTTAATACTGCCTAAACAAAATGCTACATCAAATTTAATATCATTTCTAAAATGTTCTATGGATACTTTAAAATCTGCATTATCGTTTGCTGGGTCAATTCCGACTAGAAAAGGAATACGTTGTTTAAATTCGTTAAATCCACAGCCCACATCTAATACTAATTCTCTATGGCTAACTTTATCTACTAATGCCCATCCGGAATATTTGTATTGATTTATATTGCTTTTCCATGTGGTACTAAAATAATTATTGAGCGTTATTTGATTCATGATATATATAGTTATATGAAAAATGTCTGTATAGTATTTAATGGTGGCAGCTACGGCACATTTATTGAATGGTGTTTAAATTATTTCAGTGATTTAACTTTTGCCGAATCACTGCCATTCACTGATACCGGAAATTCTCACAATTTTAATGGAGTGCATAAACTAAATTTTCAAGGAATTATAAATTTTGTTGAATCGGACAATAATATACCTATTGTTAGATTTCATCCAAAAACTCAAATCAGTGAAGACATAATGTATAACTTATCATACATTAATACTCATTTTAATAAAATTATATATTTAATGCCCGGAGTTGATACTGTAGCATGGAATATAAATAATAAATTTGAAAAAATATGGCCCGAAGGCTGGCTTCAGCATAATAAAACAGAATATTTGGAAAATTTATCAAAATGGCAAGGTACTACATTAGATCAGATGCAATTATGGGAAAAGCGCGAATTTATATCATTATATAGTTATCTGCAACATCTGTCAGAATCCGAATTAGAAAAATATCCACAAATTCAAGAAGAATTTAATAAATTTCATTTCATTGATATATCAGAATTAAGAGATAATTTCAAAGAGACAATACTTTCATTATTAGAGTATTGTCAACTTACTGCGGTGCGTATTGATAAAATGCAGTATGTTTATGATCATTGGATAAAATGTCAACATCATTGCAACAAGGATCAACTAATTAAAATAATTGTCAACTCTATAATAGATAATAATTATCACGATTGGTCGACATATAAGCTAACATTAGTCGACGAGGCACTAATACAATATTTTCTCAGAAAACAACATATAGAAATTAAATGTTATAATTTAAATATATTTCCAACGAACACAACAGAATTAAGGGAATATTTATATCATGTCTAATTTACCCAATCATATATTCTTTACTGGAGTACCTGGATCACGATGGAGTGGCATTGCGCAAGTATTAGAGTCGATGCCCGATATGAATACTAGTGATCGTACTCCTGCACGTACATACAGCCACCACAGTTATACAGGGCATGTTGGTGCATACTTTGGTCGCAGTATGGAGTTTGAAACTACGTTAGATGCTGCGCACATAAACAGTGCATGGACCGCAGAAGAGGGCACTAAGTTAGTTAAGAGTCACGATTGGGCATACAAGTTACAAGAAATTAAAGATACATTTTCAGATGCGTGGATTATGTTAGTATATCGCCCGGATATGTCAAGTTATGCCTGGTGGCACGAAGCTGGTGGATTTCAGATTAAGTACCCTTGCTACGATGCTTACAAAGATAGCGTGGGCATGATGAATGAAATTATGGCACAGAATAAGGCTATATTAGAATTTGCAATGATAAATAACTGTAAGTGGGAGTACTTTACATCCGGGTGGGTTAAAGAAAACTTCGACGCAGATGTCAAGGTAACTAACGTCTGGCCAGATATACTAGTTACATTGATTAAAAAATAACGTTATTAAAAGGAAAATATAATGAACTCAAAACAATTTGTTGCCAAAATGGCACAAGATAATGAAGCACTATTTCAAGCAAGTGAAATGCAAGTTGAAGCATATTTCAACAGTAACCCAACACAAGAACAATTAGTAACACACTTTGTTGGTCGTATGGTTAATGAAAGAATGAACATGGTAGAAATTGCTAATAAAATTGCTAATATGCCTGCAGATGCAACAGCAGAATATTGCGCATTAATCAGCAAACAAGCATTAGACGAAGCCAATCACTTCCGTATGGTGCGTGATGTTATTGAACACATGACAGGTGAGAAATTAGACGTTGCGGCTGCAATTGCTAACGAAGAAGCTAATCCAACTGCTAAAGGTGCTGCATTATTACAAAAATATGAAGCACAAAATGATCCATTAGCACTTGCTGCTTATCAATTTATTGCTGAAGGTCGTGCAGAACGTGTATGGAACAAAATGGCTGAATGTATTCAAGACGAATTCATTAGCACAACATA